GCCACAAACTAGGCGGTCTGGGGCGGGGGCGGGGGGGGGGGGGGGAACCAAGGGAGTCTTGTTCACGCCATCAGCTTCCGCAGCGGTCAGCACGGTGTATCTCGCGGTCTCCGGGTCTTCCTGCGCAGCAGTCACCCGAGCATCCTCTTCAGCGGTCAGCTGCCGGATGGGTTGGAAGCGCACCTCCAGCTCGTCGTTCGGGGTGTACTGGATGCGCGTCACTACCGTATCCACGCCCTCACCGTTGGCGACGAGGAACTTCTTGTAGCTCTCGAAGCCGTGGACGTTACCCACACCCTTGGCGAACAGGGACATGGCCGGGATGTTGATCTGCCAGACTTCGCCGGAGGGGTCCCCAACGAGTTGCAGCGCCAGCCTACGCACGTATCGGCAGGCGCGGCCCTTACCGTTAGTGCCCGAGCCATCGACGTTCTTGGGGCAAGCGCTACAGGCGCTAGCCTGCTTGTTGGAAGCTTTGGCCTCCGGCTTGGCACCCTCGTTGGACCAGCAATCCGGAAGGGTCGCTGCTGCATTCGGGTCGTAGGTGCTGGCATAGAACTGCCGGGACACTTCCGAGAGCATATCCACGATGATGACGTCGATGGAGTCGCGGGCAACCCCGCCCACCTGCTCGCCACCGACGATACGCTTGAACGTGCCCTTCTTACTCATCTGGATACGGCGAAGAGCTCCGCCAGTACCCATCTTATCCGCGAGCCGGGACTGGCGGCGGACGACGGCGAGCTCCGACTGCTCCTTGAAAATAGCGATGTTACCCATGGTTAGGTATCCTTACGGTTGGGTTTACGGACTTGGACAATGTACTTCCGGTCCACTTGCAGGCCGGGCGGGAGGATGTCCGGGTTTTCCTCCAGAAACTCTTTCATGTTGTGGTTGTTGATGCGCTTCTCCAGCAGGTGGTACGCACCGTTCTCCTCAACGCACTTGTAGAGAGACTCCCAATCATTGGTCCAGTAGCGGGTTTGAACCCGCCGCGAGACCGTGCCCATCGGGGTTCGGACGCTGTCGAGGTTGTGCCGCTCACAGAACTCTAGGAGGTTTTGGCTGACAAGGTCCATCTGGTACTTGAGCTCGGCAAGCTTTGCCTTGTGTTCCTCCTCCAATTCCGCAACGGCGTCACGGAGACGCCGGTATACCTTGACGAGATCGTTAATGACTTTGTCAGACATGTTGTGCTCCTTCTGTTGACTTTGTAAACCCCCGCTTACTCCGCGTCAAGCACCGTCCGGTACAAGTCGATAATTTTTTGGTGTTCCTGAATGTTCCCACGGAGCATCTGGTAGACGTGCCGCTCGGCGGGGCTGCCGTGGATATGGACGATTGTCATCGTGTTCTTCTGCCCAGCGCGGTCGATACGCGCATTGGCCTGAAGGTAGGTCTCTACGCTCGTGACGGGCGCGTACCAGATGATTGTGTCTGCGGCGGTAAGGGTAAGCCCATGAGAGGCGGCTTGGGGCTGGATGATAAGAACGTGGGGGTCGGGGTTCTCTTGGAACTGCTGGATGATATCCCCGCGCTTGTTTGCCGGGACGGCCCCGTTGATAACCGCTGCACTGATGCCCTCCTTGTCCATCCGCTCCTTCAGTAGGTCGATGGTGTGCGTGAAGGGGGCAAAAATCAGCACCTTGTTGCTGGCTTCTTGGATGACCTCCAGCACCACGTTGATGCGGTTAGAGACGTCGAACTCCAACACTTCCCTGTTGTCGGTGTAGACCGCCCCTCCGCTGATCTGGAGGAGCTTGTTGATCTTGGACGCGGCGTTAACGGCGCTGACGTCCTCCCCGTCCGAAGAGATAAGGAGCTGGTTCTTGAGCTCGGCGTAATACTTACGCTGCTGTGGTGTCAGGGGGGCTTCCCGGTCTACGTGCGTGACCTCTGGCAGGTCGAGACAATCCTTCTTCTCGAACCGGATGGCAGGCTGGAGGATGTTGTGCACGATGTCTTGCGCCCCGGGGCGCACCGCCCACTTGAACTGCGTGATCTTGTGCATCACGGAGTCCCGGTAGAACCCGAAGTACTTGGGGCAGTTGGGCGATCCAGCTAGTTTGGCCAGACCGTACGCATCCACTGGGCTCTGTGCCGCCGGAGTACCCGTAAGCATCCACAGGCGCGGGTCCGTGTTATTCATGATGCGCTTCATGATCTTCCAGCGCGATGTCTGCGCGTTCTTGTAGGCGTTTGCTTCGTCGATGACGATCAGGTCGAACCCACCCTTGGCAATTTCTTCTTCCACGACAGCCACGCCATCGTAATTTATTATGACGAACTCGGCCCCCGCTTGAATGACCTTGGCCCGTTGCTTGGAGGACCCGTGGGCGATGGAGCACGAACGGTGCATGGCGAAAGTGAACAGGTCTTCTTGCCAAGCCGAACGCATGATGGACAGGGGGCAGATGACCAGTACCCGCTTCACCTTGCCTAGCTTCATCAGGTAGTCGGCAGCCCAGATGACGGAAGCGGTCTTACCCGTACCCTGCTCGTTGAAGCAGAACGCCCTGCGGCGCAGGGACAAGAAGGAAGCCGTGGTCCTCTGGTGGTTGAACGGGGTGTACTTCCCGGTCCACTCGTAGTTACGCAAGATGGGGGAGGGTACGTCGCTGACGCCCAGCTTGACCAGTGTTTCGGCTTCGTGGAAGCCCCAGTGGACGACAACGCCGTCCTTGGTGTCAGCGCTCTTACGGATGGACTCCGTGATAAGGCCCGGGTCTTCGGCGCTGACGAGCAGCGCTCGGTTGTCTATGATTTCCACCAGTTTGCTCCAAGTGGTTTAGCGTCTCCGCTTACGCTCTCTCTTGCTTGTCTCGGAGACGAGATTGTTCTTAGGGTCTCGGGCGAATGACCGGTTCTTCGACGCGGGCTCCACCCGCACACCGTCCCCGTTTCCCCCGCCTTTGTCAAACGCTTTTACATGGGCGACGTCCATGCCGTCCCCCTTGCGGACCTTGCCCGCCTTCATGAGCTTGGCGCGGGCAGCGTTCCGGGCGTTCCGGTTGCTGATCTGTTCGGGCTTGCCGTGGTACAGCGCGTACTCGCGCTTATAATCGCGGGGCTTCTTAGCCATTGGCGGCTACCTTCTTACACCAGCTGATGAACTCGTTGAGGGGGGTCGCGCCCCTGAAACTGTTTAGCACGACGCAGACCAACTGTATATTTTCCGGGCGGTAGCTACCACCGGGATTCTTGCGGTCGAGGCTGGCGTTAGTAGGCTGGAGGGTTCCCCGTTCGAGGCGGCAGGTTAGGGTTTCTCCGGAAAGCGCACAGCGCCCCTGCTGCTGGTTAAGTATCTCTATACAGTCTTGTGGGGTGATGACCCCTTTGCGTTCTTTGCTGTTGCAGAGCCGGACAAAGTACCTATGCCAGTCGCCGCTTATGGTCCGGTACTGGTATTCCGTGGACTGGAATGTGATCCGATGCCACTGCGCCCGACAGGCGTCTCCACAGTACCGGTGCGAAACGGAGCGGGGGATAAAGTCCTCACCACACACCTTACACGCCTTAGGAGCACGCTCGACCATGGGCGCAGAACATACCTGCTACTCGTCTACGGGTAAATCCTCAACGTGCTGTACCAAGACCATGGACTCGTGCCCGTTTGCAAGGGACCTAAGCGTGAGGACGGAGTGCGTCCAGTCCTCTTCTACCACTTGATAGATATAGCCGCCCCTGTCTTTTACATGCTTCAGGTAGCGATGGTCACCGTCCGTAAGCCGTACCAGTCTCACCAGCCCCTCCTCGGTTGATTGTGCTCGCAGGCTTTCACCGGGCACCAGCCGCACAACGGACCCTGCTTGGGGTTCCACACCCCATTCTCCATGGCACTGTCCAGTCGGTCAAGCTGGGTGGAGAAGACAGACAGGTACTCGCCCTGCTTCTCCCGCACGTGGGTCTTCTTCGGGAACTCTTTGCTTACGACGTACAGAAGGCCCGACTTAATGGTCTTCACCTCGGGGAAGTGGGTGAATACAGCGCCCGCCATCAGGTCCAGCTGCTTCATGTCGGCGTACTTGGCGCTCTTGCCGGTCTTGTAGTCCACCATCCATGCGCGGGCTCCGTCCACAACCAGTAGGTCGATTACCCCCCGGTACCAGACGCCCTTGTCGAAGAACCCGCATGGCAGGTAGGCACCGTCTTCCTTGCGCACCCCTACCTTCAGTTCGGCGTACTTTACCCCTGCGCGCCTATCCAGTTCTTCAACGTATGGCCGAATGAAGGCGTACTTCTCGGGGATCGGCGTCCCGTCCTTGATGTATAGCTCGGCAGCCTTGTGGACATCGGTCCCATAGCTCGCCTCAGGACCCGCGACGTCCTCCACGTCCTTGGCCACCCGCAGGTGGAAGAACTTTTTTGGGCACTGGTCGAAGGTCTTGATGCTGCTGTAGGACCATGCAGTCATGGGGTTCCTCGGATTTCCCGCGCTACCCTGCGGATTTGGGAAATGGTGTTCAGCGTAGGACGAAGGTCCGCTTCGTGTGCCTTCTTACTCTTTGGGAGGACGCCGACAAACCTCCCTGCGAGTTTAATTTTCCAGTGCTTGCCCCCGATTTCGAGGGTCCACGGTAACTGGGTCTCCTCTAGGGCGTCCCGAATGCGGGGAGGTATGGTGCCTGCGAGGGGCTTGGTCATCCCTCATTCCTCTTAATGGCTAGCTGGTGACCCACATGCAGGACCGTCAGGTCCTCCGCGAAGATGTTGACGAAGGCGTCGATGGCCAGCTTGGGTCTGTGAAGGACGTCGCGAGGGTCGCCCCACAGGTAGTCGTCAAAGACCATGATGCCCCCGGGGGCGAGCACTTGCCACGCCATGCAGGCGTCGGTCAGGACGTCCTTAGCTTGATGTGACCCGTCGATGTAGATGAAGGCGAGTAGAGGTTGCCGTCCGCTGAAGTAGCTCGCAATCGCCGCCGCCGAAGGGGCGCGGACAAAACCCCAGTTTACCTGCTTTAGGTTCTCAAGCTTCTCCATGTTCCTGAGGAACCGCTGGTGTACCTCCAGCATGTCTTCCCCGGAGTGCTCCTCGCCTCCCTTCCACGTGTCGATACAGAGAAGGGTGTCGCCTTCCTCCATCATGTTTTCCGCGATCCAGACGGCGCTGCGCCCCTCGTAAGAGCCGATCTCTAGGAAGCTACGCTCCCCCGGCGTACCGGGAAGCATGGGGATCAGGTGCTCCCAGACCTCCGGCGCGTGGGCAAACCAATCCTTGGTAAACTCGTAGTCGTTGCTCATAGCCCTAGCCTCTTTTTGATTTGCCCGAATGACGTGAGTGCGTTGGTAGTCGGAACGCTCAGTGGCTGCGGCGAGGCTTGAATTATCGCTAGC